CACTAAGGACTTCTCCTTGATCTGGGAGATAACCTTTAGCAGATTTAGTGATGGGCTTCAGCGCATTAGCAATTTCAACTGACATTTTTTTGGACAGATCAGGTGTGAACTTGCGAAGAGCCTTGCGGAGTTCAACGCCGCCTTTGACGCTTGCTGGCATCTTGAGACTCCTTTGCTTCATCCTTTAGCCCTTGCACAAGTGCATCGAGCATGTTCTTATCTAGATCTAATAACTGCTGTGGCGCAATCCCCAACCTAATGCTCAATCGAGCAATTAAGTAGGTGAACGGAAGATCGCGCTTTAAGCTAAAGGGTCTGAATCAAGCACCTCGACACTTTTAAGTGTCTCAATGAAATCCATACCAAAAGGCTTAACAGACTCACCTGACCTGCGTGTTACTTCCCATGCTAACCAATAAACATCTGTCTGACGCTCTTCTTCACGAAAAGCACGATGAAACCCTTTTTTAGCATACTGTTCAAATGAGTACTCCACTGCTGGAGTGATCTCGCCTTCTAGTACGCTTCCATCATTACGAACGATCTTTAGTTTTGCCATGGTTTTGCCCCTTTGTTAATTGATTATGATGATGCTACTACGATTGTGCCGTTTACATTCCATGTAACTGACTGAGTTGAAAGATCTCCAACTGCGCCATTTACAGGTGTGATGTTATTGATTAGGCATGACATTGTGTATGAAGGGTTTGTTGGTCCTACCGCAGCTGATGTCTGCTTAATTACTACTGTTGCAGATGTTCCCCATAAAGAGTTTAACTTCTGAAGTGTCTTGTTTGTTTCTGGATCGTTAAAGAAATCAATTGTTACAGATGATGCTTCTAGTCCCTTTACGAACTTGTGACCTGAATCACCCATCGCTGTAACTTCTAATTCGTCAAATGTTCTATTGATAGTACATGCGCTGACTAGCGATGAGAGATCAACCGAATCCACAGTTACACTCACGCCATTTGATAGATAAACTGCCATTTGGTTATTCCTCTTCTTTCTTAGTTACTGGCTTTGCTGCCGCTGGCTTTACCTGACCGATTTTGATCAGGAAGGCTTCATTCTCTTTTTCCCATTGTTCCAATTCGGTCATGGTTTAGCTCCAACTCGTTAGGATACTGACTGACATCTCGCAGCTGAGTAGGTCACCCGAAGCAGCGTTGAGAATACTTGGTGCGCTGATTGCGCTTACATTATAGACCAGAGATGATGCCGCTAGCTTAGCGAACACACCAACGACAGTATCTTCAATGCCGTTGAGGTTTCCCTCATTGTCAAAGAGTGGAACAGTCATCACGATCTTGAAGTTAGCCATCGGGCTAATTGAAATCTGAGAATTGTTATTAGGTGTCAAATAAGGATCATCTGGACTGACAATCACGCTATTTGCGAGCACAGTGGCGGGCGGAAAACTAAAAGTCTGCCACTTGCTGTTATCCACTAGGGCTGTTGCAAGTGTGCTGCGAAGGGTTGTAATTGGTGCGGTCATTAACCGACCATTGAGTTAGGGCTTAGCGCGTGTGCAATCAATCCTCTGACCTTAGCGAGTAGCTGTGCGCTCATTCGGTAAGGTGAGGGCTGGAAATCTACAAGGTTACTGCCTGAAAGGGTGGCAGTACGGGCTTGCCAGATCTCAACAGCGATCATCAATGCTGCGTTTTGGATAGCGGCATCTAGTGACCAGTCCACATAAGTGTCTGCTGATACTGTGCCGAAAGGTTGTACTGGATGCTCTACTGCTGGAGTGTTGTTGTTGCCTGTGATTGCGTAAGTGATTGAGTAATCGCCTACTCCAGTGAGAGTCTTATTACCGTTGTGCTTTGAGCCATTGCCAGTGATGTTCACTGTCTGACCCACATAAAAGACTTTCTCTACCTTGTCTTGAAAGTAAAGTGTGCCTGTTGTTGCCGTGTTGCTATGTGAAATGTTGAAAGTTACATTAGTCCAGAGCATAGGCAAAAGGACTGCATCTGAAGCATCACAGACTTCCTGCAAGGTTGCATCGGGATACAGCGTACCGACTCCGAGTGTTGAGCGGAGTTCTGCGACTGTTACAAGTGACATCCCGATTCCTTTCTAAAGACTCTGAGGGGTAGAGGGCTACTACCCCTCAGAGCGACTTAGTTGCTAGTGATTACGCTACTGCGAAGCGGCGAACGCCCTTACCTGACTTAGCAACATAAAGTGCTAGGTATCCGTAAAGGTTGATTTCGATCTCGCCTGATGTCAAAACATTGACACGAAGCTGAGTTGTTGGTGACTCCCACGCATAGACAGATGATGGAGCAATTAAAAATGCTGAGTCATCTGAGATGCCTGAAGCTGAGATGTTGTGATCGACGATTAGGTCTGTTCCCAATACTCCACCGCGAACAGATGTTGCTACTGCTACACCTGAAGCGTTGTATGTTGGGCCTTGTGCTGAGTAAAGTGCGCGACCTGTTGTGTCAGCGTATCCTGCGATTGCTGCCCACTGGTCTGTTGATGCTACAAGCTTGTTAGCGAAATCTCCGCCAGTACCCTTGTATGCTGCCGCACCTTCTACAGCGATGAATGACTGTAGTCCTGCTGCTGTTGTTGCAACATTTGTTGCTGCTGTTCCTGAAGCAATTAACTCAGCGATAAGTGCTGCGTCTGTTGCCTTCTCGTATGCCTTGCGAAGCTCAACCATCATTAGCTCCATGAATGCTGGAGATGAACGATCTACGAGCTCGAATGATACGCGCTGCAATCCTGAGAACTTGTTCACAGTTACTGTGTCGTATGATGATGTCATACCTGTCTCAGAAGGTGCTGATCCTTCGTTTGTGTCTGCAACTGTTGGTGCAGTGTTAGGTGTCGCATTGTTTGTATAAAGGCGTGGCACAGTGAAAGACATACCGCTTTCAGTAAGTGCTGCGCGTGTTACTGCGTCAAATGCAGGGCGTCCTGTGAATGTGTCTGTGATGAAAGTATTTAGATGTGGTGCAAGTGTCAAACCTGTATTTGTTGAAGTGCTATCATCCGCACTTCTTACAATGCGACGAGCTTCGTCATCGCCTAAAGCAGCCTTGATGTTTGCTTCTAAGTATTGTGCTGATGTGATTGGTGCTACGCGCTCGCGCACGAATGTAGTAGCCGCTACCACAGTTGGGCGAGCAGCTTCAACCGCTGCTGCTTCTACTGCTGGTGCTGCAACTGTCTCTGGAGTATTCTCCACAGCTGTCTCGCTTTCTGTTGGTGTGATTTCTTCTTCTACGACCTCTGGAGTTTCCTCAGCCGCTACATCAATTACCTGAGCAGACTTAAATGCTGGTTCGGTAACTAATGAAACCTCAAATAGTCGAGCAGAGGACACAAACATTACGTTGCCCTTCTGCTTTGACTTGATTACTTCTACGCCCACTGACAGCCCTGACTGCAATCCTTCTTCTGCCAAGATCAAAGCTTCAGAGCCTCTGTTGCTGCGACTAATCTTAAAGCTCGCATAGATGCCATCTTCTTGCTCTGTAAATTGTGTTGCCTTGCCAAGTGGTTGCTTCATGTCGTGCTGATTGAGCAACTTGATGGTTTTAGGATCTTCTGGAAGTGCAATTGCGCCCTTCTCGAATACGACCTTACCAGCAGAAGTGTTTCCCACTTCGCCTGTTCCCGCTGGCACGATCTTGCCTGAGATGAGGCGTTCCTCAACATTGGCAATAAGTCCAGACGAGAAGGTGATGACCTGATTTTCCATTAGGCTATTCCTTCGCTTCCGTTTGGTGTTAAATCTTCCATCTCCATCGCTTGCTCAACTGTGATCAAGCCCAGAGACAACATCTTTTCGATTACTAGCAATCTTTCCATTGGCTCTGTTGCTAGAAATGATGAGTCAAGGTCAAATTTCACCGCGTTGCCGCGTGCTGTAATGTCATCCATTGACAAGCGATCTTCAATAGCGCACACATAAGGTGCAAGGCTGAGAGAATAGAATTGCTTACGCTCATCCAATACATTCGCATAAGTCATAGAGTTGTTGGCTTCTGCCGATACCATGTAAGCGGGGATGTTGCATAGACGAGCAATTTCAGTTGCTAGGAACTGTTGCGCTTCGTCGTACATCATGTCTTTAGGTGAGAATGATGTTGGTTGGTATTCCAAAGTCGATGTCAAGTAAGCAGTGCTGCGATTTTGACGAGCGTTCTTCCATGCTGCAAGTAATCCAGCAATTTCTTTAGGATCAAGGTCTGCTCCATTGTTGCGAAGCACGCCAGATGGCATTGGAGTCGATGCTGCTAATACTGCTGCCTTGCGTAAATCAATTGCAGCTCTGATTGTTTCTGATCCGCGCTCTAGGATACCTTCATCAAATGCTTGGAATGTTACAAGTGATCCAAGTCCTGACATTGGAACTGCAACAGCATCTACAAAGTATTGTGTTACTGTCATGCCATAAAGATCAGTTGTGAATGTAACTTTTGTATTTGGTATCCATTGAAAACGAGATGGTCGTCCATCTTCAGCATACAACTCGGTAACTTGCCAATACGCCACGCCGTACATCATGAGACTATCTACAGTCCATGCCATTGTTACTGATCGTGGTTGATTAAGTGCTGGCTGATCTACCCATACTGGATTGCCTAGCTCTTCACCTGTGGACTTGCGATACAAGTTAAGCGGCAGTCCACCGATAACACCAGAAATCAAATTGCGGCAACGAGCAACAGATGGAACTGACATAGCTTCGTTGCGATTGACTCGCGGCAGTACATAGTTATAAAGGGTGTTTAAGTTTTCACCCATAATGCTAGGGGCGTATTGCGCTAAAAGCGACGAACGCTTATCTTCAGAGATTGCTTCGGTTTTGCGGAATAGACCCATAGTCATAAAGTGTAGCATTTGTCAAGTAATTAGACAACACGCCGGCGGCGTGTCTAAACATGGATTTGAGGTTTAGGCTGAGGGATCATCAGCTTACTAACTGCCATAGCAATCCCGATAGGTGCTGAGATGTCACCTGCTGACTTTCGCTTAATAATGCGCCATGCGCTGTCATTGACTTTGGCTGCACAGTTGTTCATCTGCTGTATGAACTCCTGCTGCCCATTATGAACCACTCGATGATTGACCAAACCTTCTAGCAAGTCTCCACAAGCTTTGTAAAACTGCTGCCCTGATACATCTTCCACAACCACGCCACTATTGGAGAGCCTATCCGCAATTGTTTGAGTGGCGTATTTGTCAAAACAGACAAGGCGCGGCTTATAGATGTCACACCATGCTTTTATACTGGCTGCCATCTTTAACTCATCGATTGCCACCTGTGAGCTGTAGGTTTCTAGGATGCCGATGCCAATCCTTCCGTCTGGCAACAATTGACCAGCCACAAGTGAGCCGTTACGCCTTGAAGGGCTAACATCAAAGCCAAAGACTGTGTAAGCACCAACTGACATTTCTAAGGTTGCATCAGATGTTTCTTCAAGGATGCCATGCGGCCATGGACTACTTAAACTATCGATCCATTGGCAAAGAGTTTCTGTGCGCGTGTTTTCAATCGGTGAAGTAGCAATCGCTTCCTCGATCGCATCCTCTGTGATGGTATAACCGAGTGACGGGTTAGCCAGAGCCCATGCATTTCTATCGTCTATCTTGCAGTACTGCGGTGCTGAGTACTCATAGAATCCGTATGACTTGGGCGGGTAGTCAATGGCTCGTTCTCGTAGGTCGTTGAGTACAGTGCTGAAAGCGTCTCCTGCATTAGAGGTAAGAAGCGTTTGAGAATTTGGGTGAGCTCTAGTTGTAGGAGTAGCAGCTCTAAATCCATCTTCTGTGATCTCTCGGATTTCATCGATGTAGAGCAATCCATTGACTGATCTACCGCGAGAGCCGTCTCTAGTTGCTGCAACAACATCAAGCCTTGCTCCAGATAGCATCTCAATGCTTTCAGTTCCATTGGCGTGTCGGATCTATTCCGCTCGAGTATAAAAAGAAATCTACTGGAGAAGATATTGCAGCTCCTAGATGGGTGCATCAACTATCTAAGTCACAGCCACAATTTGTTACTGTCAGTTACTTGGTCGATAGCCTTCTATTCTTTGGGCAAGCCTTCCTAGAAGTTACAGAAACATATCAGGAAGATAATCGCCCTGCATCTTTTGAGTGGGTTGCCAATACTCGCATTACTTTTGATCTTAATGCGACTAACACTGTTGTAACACAATATTATGTGGATGGGTCACCCCGCCCGATGGCAGGTCTTGGATCATTAGTTACATTCCAAGCATTTAACGAAGGCGTACTTACAACAGGTGCAAGAACAATTCAAGCAGCTATTGACATCCAGAAGGCTGCTGCTGTAGCTGCTCAAACTCCGATGGCTACTACAGTGTTAAAAAATACAGGAGCAGATCTCCCACCTGCGGAAGTTCAAGGCTTACTAGCGTCATGGAAGTCAGCTCGTCAGAATCGTTCAACTGCATATTTAACATCTACTTTAGAAGCCCAGAATATTGGCTTTAGTCCTAAAGACATGATGTACAACGAGGCAATCCAAAATCTTGCAACAGAGATCAGTCGCTTGTGCGGCATCCCTGCTTACTACTTATCAGCAGACCTCAACACATCTATGACATACGCAAACATCATAGATGAAAGAAAACAATTAGTAGCACTAGCGTTCCAGCCATACATATCTGCAATCGAGCAGCGTTTAAGCATGGATGATATATCTACTGCTGGTCACTATGTAAAGTTTGATCTAGATTCTACATTTTTGCGAGTTGAACCTATGGAGCGATTGTTAGTTATAGAAAAGATGCTTTCACTTGGTTTAATTACAATTGAACAAGCTATGCAGATGGAAGATCTAACACCTAATGGAAGCGAAGGCTAATGGAAAACTTATACATCGAAGCCACAATGATTGAGTGCAATGAAGAAAAGCGCGAGATTAGCGGCAAGATAGTGCCCTTTGGCACTGATGAAATTGGCAGCACTAATCTTGGATCTTATACTTTTGAGGCAGGATCTATTGAGATTGCTGATGCTACAAAGATCAAATTGTTATCACAGCATGACATGAAAAAGCCTGTAGGTCGCATGGTGTCATCTGAGGAAAAGGAAGATGGCATTTATGCAACCTTTAAGCTAAGTCGCTCACAGGCTGGTACAGATGCCCTAATTATGGCAAGCGAAAATTTAGTTGCAGGTTTGAGCATCGGCGCAGAAATCGTTGCATCTAAGCCATCACGCAACGGCTACACAGTTGTCACAGCGCGAAGCCATTGACGAGATTCATCATCACCAAAGAGGTTAGCCTTTAATGTGTTTTCCAAGTAGTTGCGCTTTGTAACTTCGATTCTTGGAGATGTGTAGTACATCGCTGTAACAGTAGGGCGAGCAGCCTCAACAGCTGCAGCTTCTACTGATGGTGCTTCAACTGTAGTGGTTTCTTCCACGACTGTCTCGCTTTCTGTAGTTGGGATTACTTCGTCAGGGATTACTTCCTCTGCCGCGATCTCTAGTACTTGAGCAGACTTAAAGGCTGGC